ATGTAAATTGCGTATTCATGTTCCATGGTTTCTCACCTGCCTTTCATATATCTTAGGACCAGCCCTTAGACGGGTCCTAGGATGCCCCCCTAAGGGATTAACAATCCACAAGAATTGCAAGATTTGGATCAATGGATTTTAGTCTATAGTGAACAGTATAGGCGACAAAGTGCATATATGTCATATGGAAATTCTGTGTTGTATTTTTGGGTTGAGAATGTATTGAAGAAATCTGGTTTGTTTTTGCGGTATAATTTCAGAGTGGCTAGAAAAAAGTTGGCGACTGGCAAACAAATGACCGCAAAACAGGCAAAATACCTGGAAGGTGTTGGGCAAGGAATGTCAAAAAGACAGGCGGCGTTACAGGCGGGATATTCTCCCAACACGGCAAAAACTCCTACTGTTGGAATTGACGCTGGAATTACCCACAAAACCGGCAAAACAATAAATGAACTCCTACACGATATCCTGCCCCCAAGTAAGATTTTCGGTGTGGTCAAAGACGGATTCGAGGCGAAACGTGAGCATCTAACCAAGGATGGCGATATTATTGAGGGTGGCAAGGATCATCAGAACAGGCTCAAAGCGGCCCAAATTGCCGGGAATCTCCACGGAATGTTTAAAACAAAGGTTGAACACTCTATAGACGTTGACCAGTTCGGTGATGTGATTGAGCGTAAATTCGGTCTTTCGGGTATTGAGGATGCTAATATAGACATGGGCGAGGGTGAGGCTGATTTTGAGGGTGCGACGATAGATGTTTAGGAATGAGTATGATTAAAAAATATAAAGCTAGAAGTGTAAAATCAAATGAAATGTTAATTATTAAGACTGAAATATTTATCCCTACAGTTGAAAGCAAAAAAATTATTGTGACTAATAAAGGGCTAGATATAAATGGGAACGAAGTAATAGAAACGTTTGAGGCTAGTTCTAACCAAATTGTTATTAATCAATGGGGTAATTTCTGGTGAAATACCCATTAAATAGATGTTTGAGTTAGTATCCGTCCAATTTGACCGAGGCAACGAGTCCGTAACCCGTGTCGGTATCCGTATCGGGGAGAGTGAAAAATACCTCGATATCAGCTCGGAATGGTCCAGCGTCTCTGTATCGTCCCTGGTCGTTTCGATACCACAGGAATCGATTAAATCCATTAAAATACTTGGAATGTTGAACGGAAACGGGTTTATTGAGTAGGAAAATACTAAATAATATATCCATTTAACCTATAAAACTGTAACTCTCCCCCAAACTCCTGTATTTTGGAGTTATGAACCTCTTAAAATCCCTCAAGTTCATAGAGGGTATGGAAATATACGACCAGAAGCAACGCAAATACACCAAGATACAGTTATGGCCGGACCAAGTCACTCTAGTAGAGAAATATATTACGAAATTCCGATACGTTATCGTACTCAAAAGAAGACAAGTAGGGGTCTCTGAGATAACAGGGGCCGATGTATTGGCCAATACGCTAGCCTTCCCTCGGTTTGTTACGCTCGTATTCTCCATTGGTGAGCGGGAATCAGCCTTATACCTAGATAGAATCAGGCAGAAATGGGAACGATTGGACAATGAGATAAGGCAAGGGATACCTATTGATAAAAACAGCCAAACCGAACTCAGCTTCAAGAACGGCTCTAAAATCCTATCACTACCTAGCTCAACCGTGTCCGGTTCGTCATTCACCGCTAACCGGGTAGTAGTGGATGAAGCTGGGAAAATCCAAAACCTACCGGACCTACTAGCCAGTGTTGAGCCTACGATACAACAGGCCGGAGGGCAGTTAATCCTACTAGGAACAGCCCAGGGCATGAACCATTTCCACCAGGTTTGGAAAGACGCAGAGGCTAGGCGTAACGGATTCATGCCGTTTTTTATGGGGGCGTATAGTGACCCCGCATTTACCGAGGAGAAGCGTAAGAGGCTGGTCATTCAGTTCGGGGAAGATCACGTTAACCAGGAATACCCCCGTACGCCCGATGAAGCGTTTCTGTCTACCGGGAATCCTCGGTTTAATCGTAAGACCCTACAATCCCGGTATCAGCCTAATCCTATTATGGCCAAGAGCCGAGGTTATATTGAGGATAAAGACCAGGTCATATTCAGCCGTAAGGGTCCTTTGAAATTCTATCACAAGCTCAAGCCATACGGTCAATATATGATTGTGGCAGACGTTGCGGAGGGGTTGGCTCATGGGGACTACAATTGTGCCAAGGTGTTTGACTGGGAGACATGGGGCCAGGTAGCTGAATGGCATGGGCATATCGAGCCGGCCGAGTTCGGGACCATCCTAGCTGATATGGGCAGGCACTGGAACAATGCGTATATGGTGATTGAGTGTAATAACCATGGGATATCCACGATAGCCAGGCTCAAGGATATGGAACGTTATCCGGAACGTCTTATTTTTGCAGGTATCCATCAGAAGGAAAAGACGGATGACAGGTTCATTAATCCCGAACGTAGGTGGGGATGGCATACCACGATTAAGAGCAAGAAAGCGATTATAGATAACCTGGCACAAGCCATTAATGAGGAAGTTATCCCTCAGTTATCTAGGCAAGATATAAGCGAACTTTTTACTTATGTCCGTGATGATAGGGGAAGGACCAATGCAGACGACAACTGTTACGACGACAGGGTCATGTGTTTAGCCATTGGTTACTATCTGTTGTCCGTGTTATCTCCAAGGCGTCTTAATGAGGCTGATAAGCAAAATTGTGAGACGTGTATCAACTATCGTGTTAAAACCACGGATTGCAAGGTGACAGGGAGATTTATTGCGAATCGTGATAAAATATGGTGTGATTCCTATAGGGAGGACCGTACATGGTTAGAGACTCCCATAGAATTTCAAAAGGACCGTAGCGGTTACTATCGAGGAGGAAGCAAGTATGAAAGAATTGGAAAAAATTATTGAGTTATTGAGGGAAAATCCCAAGCCTGTTTTGACAAGGGCAGACTTAGCAGACGTTATTGAAGTGGCTTTAAATAGCAAGACTGAGAAGGCTAAGGGTAAACTTAAAAAAAAATAGGGTGGGAATTTTCCTCTGTATCAGTATATTGGTGGTTTAGTTTATAATATCTCTAATGCGTATCGGAGACCGGTATTGGCGCACCTCCCCTTGGGATCGTGCGCTTTTTAGTTTTATACGGATTTATTTTTCTTCTAATTACCTCTAACTTACTTATAAACCAAGAACTCCCCGGTGAGTGGACCAGGGAGAACTTGAAAGGTGGTTCAGTCATTGAGCAATTTATGACACTTTTATTCTATAACGGAATTTTAAGATGTCAAAATATTCTTGTTTATTTTTAAAAGTTACTATAGGTTTTCTATTATCTTATTCTTAAGGAGCAATTAAATGACAAAGCAAAGGTTAGTTCTCAAAAAAATAAAGAAAAGTACGGGGGGTTTTCATGAACCCTTTTTCATGAAAGTTCGTTTAACCACGATAAGCGAACTTTTAGGTACAATTCCCAAAAATGAGACGGTGCTTAAGGATTTTATCCATGCAAAGGCATTGAAGATGGATACAAAGCTTAAAGAGTCTGATTTAAACGATGAAACCGCTTCTCCGGGTGATACTTTAACAGACCTTGAGAAGAAGTCTTGGACGGGTTTTATGGAGGAAGATGGAAAACCTTTCATTCTCGACTATGTTATTAAGGGATACCTGAAAGATAAGGCAAGGATAATGAACAACCGTAATATCAAGATAAAGCAGTTAAAAAGCAAGGTCCATAATTATGTTCATATATTGCCCCGAAAGATATTTATTAAGGGTGAATATACGGAATTACCGCTTGAAAGGCCGTTAAGATGCGAAACAATGCAAGGGCCTCGGACGGCGTTGGCTAAATCAGATCAAATTAAGGCTGGGGCAGTAATTGAGTTTAAAATTGAATCTCCAATTCCATCGGTAATAGGTCCAGAAGAAATTGAAATTCTGCTTAAGTTTGGCAAGTATGAGGGTTTATTGCAATTTAGATCGGGTGGTTACGGCAAGTTTGAGTATGAAATACTTGAGATTGGAAAGTTAGACGAACTTTAAGTTTCTTGAGCTACCGTAAGGAAGTAAGCCTCGTATTGTTAAAAATGACGCTATGCATCGTTTAGGTTTTGTTATGCCACGCTCAGTTAAGGTTGAGTAAAGGTAAAGCTAAGGTGTCGTTTAGTGGTGTTACGCTTTGTGATGTTCTGGTTATGTGTTGTTAAGTTAAGGTAATGCAGTGATATTTCCGACAAGTTGAGTTATTCGGATTTTTCGAATAACTGATATAATTCATAAGGCGGTTTCCTATGCTAGCTAATAGGGCCAATGACACGCACGGGTGTATTTAGCTGATACTAGTTACTGGCTAATGACCAAACAAAGGAACGGATACCTCACGGTGCGTAGGTAAGATTCAAAGCCGTTAGCCGCCATTCAAATAAAAAATCCCCAAAATCGAACTGTCAAGAAAAACTTGACACCTATGGTAGCTTTTAATTAGAGGCTATGACGTGATCTACGGACAAAATATTTTACTTAAGAAAATTGAAGAAGTAGACGAAATAGCCCAAACATTTAACGACAACCCTTATCGAGTTCAGTCGAGTTATAAGGCTGAGGTTTTGGAATTAGGAGTTGAAGTAACGCTTAAAATATCTGTGGGAGACAAAGTGTATTTTAAGCCAGGAACCGGCCATGATCTGGAAGATGGCACGACTCTAGTCTCCCAATCCTCCATTTTGGCTAATTTAAATAAATAAAAGGAGTCTTTAATGCCCGCAAGGTCAAAAGCTCAAGTTCGTAAGCTTTTTGCGTTAGAGAAAAGAGGCGAAGTTAAGAAGGGTACTGCTCGTGAGTTTGCCAGTAAATCTAAAGGAAAGAAACTTCCTGAGCGTATAAGAAGGAAAAAGAAATAATGAAAGAGGAAAAGGATACTAAAGGTAAGAAGAAGAGTTTGAAAAGTATTAAGGACTTCGATGCGTATATAAGAAGCCTTAAAAAATTAAAAGGGCTTGAGATTACATCAAGCTTAAAACCAGAAAAGGAAAGACAATATGCCGCCACTACCGCAAGCTAGACCAATTTCAATGGATACCCTAGATACTGATGGGATTGCAACATCTCAGACCCCAGCTTCTGGCGGTGCTCAAAACTTAACATTAGATGGTGTGCTTTCTACGGCTGGGATAGCAACTTTAGATATTCCAAGGCGTGTCGGCATTGCTTCCGTAGGCGATGATACCGCAAGAACATTTACAATTACCGGAACAGATAGATTTGGAAATACGATTTCAGATGCGATAGCCGGCACTAATGCGAGTACCGCAGAATCTGTTTTGGATTTTAAAACGGTGACTCAAATACAAACCGATGATGATACCGCCGCCGCAGTTGAAGCCGGAACAACCGGCACGGCAAGTTCTCAGATTATCGAAATGGATTATAACGGGTCATCAAAAGCAACTGTGGAAGTTTTGTTTAGTCCATTATCAAGTACGAATTTAACTTATGATGTTGAAGATACCAATGAAGATACGACTAAGGTTAATGCGACTGGTGAGCGTGAATTCCAATGGTTTAACCATTCGGTTTTAAATGGGAAGACCGCGCCCGATAAGAGTTCATATGCCCATTTGCCAAGATCAGTTCGTTTAACAGTAAGAAATTATGTGGCCGGTCAAGCTGAATTAATTATCCTTCAAACGATATGAAAAAGCTTCTAGCCGGATTATTGCTTAGTTTATCCCTCTTAAATCCTGTGTATGCGGGATTGTCTTCAAGTGGAACGTTAACCGGAAATGAGGGCGGTGTCATTATAGGGGTAACCGGAACTTTTTCAGGTACGGTTACGGCAAATGCCTTTGTGGGCGATGGATCTGGAATAACCAACATTTCAGCCTCGGCAGTAGGCGGATTTACTCAAGGATCAATCATTCATGCCGATGTATCCGGCAATTTAACAGAAGATAATTCTAACCTGTTTTGGGATATTACGAATCTTAGAATGGGTATAGGAACCGCAAGCCCCGATGCAAGTTCTATTTTGACTTTAAGTTCTACAACTGCTGGATTCCTGCCGCCCGTTATGGTTACGGCTACTCAAAATGCCATAACATCTCCGGCAACTGGGTTAAGTATTTTTAATAGCACCCTATTAAAACCCACCTTTTATGACGGTGCAGCTTGGAGAGAAACTTTATCGGATAATGATATCGGGGCTGATGTCCAGGCATGGAGTGTTCTTCTTGATGATATAGGCGGAGGATCAGGAACCTTAAATGCTTTTATCGTGGGCACAAGCGGGAATTTCATTGAACAAACGGGAAGTGACGTTAGAGATTCAGCAGGTCTCGGCACCGCTGATTCGCCTGAGTTTACTGGATTAACATTAAATAGTTTTGCCGGAGCTTTAGAAAAAGACGCCATTATTTTTACCGCTGACGCCGCCGATGGCAGTCTCGATACTGATGCGTTGCAATTATCTTGGGATAGTTCAGCCAATCAAATGGGTGTTGGTATTGCACAATTTGTGAATCACGGCATCCTTGGTAAATTCCACGTAGCGTCTGCATTTAATAATTTAAATAAAGTGAATACAAATGCGGACGAGGTAGTCATTGAGGGAATCGGGACATCAGGTGTCGGGCTGACTATTTATCAAGCGTCAGGTTCAGTAGGTACTACGAGTTCACGAATTGCGTTTAGTAACGCAAGCAACATTTCCGTTGGTGAAATTCATTACCAGCAGGAACAAAACACACCTTCTAATGACATTATGTTTTTAAAGGTCAATGCCTCAGATAGAGTTCAGATTGAAGGTGATGGAAAACTAAGCCTGCTAACAAGTGATGAAATAGGGTTTAACAACGGTTCATTTGATGATGTTCTTAAGAGTGCGACCACGACAGCCGCACGAACCTGGACATTGCCGGATACGACCGGAACTGTTTTGCTCGATGTTGATGTGGGGACCATTGCGTCACAAGATGCAAATAATGTTTCTATTACCGGAGGTTCAATCACAGGCATTACGGACCTGGCGGTAGCTGACGGCGGAACAGGCGCCTCAACAGATTCGGGCGCAAGAACTAATCTTGGACTTGTAATCGGAACAGACGTCCAGGCGTGGGACGCAGGATTAGACGACATTTCAGGCCTTGCGGTTACCAATAGTAATATTATTGTCGGCGATGGGGCAAATTGGGTGGCGGAAAGCGGCGTTACTGCCAGGGCTTCTCTGGGCGTGACAATAGGAACTGACGTTCAAGCCTGGGATGCCAATTTAGATGATATCGCCGTCCTTTCGGATGCTGATAGTAATTTCATTGTGGGATCAGCTTTAGGATGGGTAGCGGAGAGTGGCGCAACCGCTAGAACTAGCTTAGGTTTGGGTTCACTAGCCGTTCAAAATACGATTAATAATGATGACTGGTCAGGAACGGATTTAGCGATTGCGAATGGTGGTACCGGAAGTTCTACTGCCGGTGATGCGAGAACCGCTTTAGGGCTGGCGATTGGAACAGATGTTCAGGCCTTCGACCAAAACCTTCAAGATATAAGCGGATTGGCTGTAACTAACGGAAATATAATCGTTGGCGATGGTGTTAATTTTGTGGCTGAGTCAGGTGATACAGCCAGAACTAGTTTAGGATTAGGGACCGGAGATTCGCCAACATGGACAGGCGCAACATTATCTGGACTTACAGAAGGTTCGGTTGTTTTTTCTGGTGCTAGTGGCGTTATTAGCGAAGATAATTCAAATTTCTTTTGGGATAATACAGAAAAACGTTTAGGAATTGGCACGGCAACCCCCGAACTTAGCGTTGATGGTGACGATGGACTTATTATCCGTGGCACTTTTGGAGCCGGCGATACGCTAACTACAGCCGGGGCCGGAACCCGTGCGTTTTTTTACCCAAGAAAAGCCGCTTTTCGGGCAGGCCAAGTCGATGGTACCCAGTGGGATGAGGGAAATATCGGGATAAATACAATCGCTTTAGGAAAAAATTCCAAAGCCTCAGTTGATGGCGGAATTGCTATCGGAACAGATTCTATTTCTAGTTTCACTAATAATATCTCAATTGGATTAAGAGCCGCTTCTAGCGGAACCCGTGCGATTGCAATAGGGGCCGATTCCAATGGGGGTGGTGATAGCTGTTTAGCAATAGGACGCTTTGCGAAAGCGGACGCCTTAGGAGCCATGACATTTACCTCAGGGGACACGACTTCTACTTTTAATAACACAACTCCCAAAACGTTGATGATGAAAGTAACTGAGGGTGTCCTTATGGTAGATACCATGGACCCTACAAAAGATGCCTCAGCGATGCTTCATATCAAGTCAAGTACAAAAGGATTTTTGCCGCCGGTGATGATTACCGCAACACAAAACGCTATTCCTACTCCGGCAGTCGGTCTTTCGGTTTTTAACAGTACTTTAAATAAACCTACTTTTTATGACAATACAGCTTGGCGGGAGGTATTGTCTGATAATGATATCGGCGTTGACGTTCAAGCGTGGGATGCAGGCTTAGATGATATCTCGGGTCTTGCGGTTACAAACGGCAACATAATCGTAGGTGACGGCGCAAACTGGGTGGCGGAATCTGGCGACACGGCCAGGACCAGTCTAGGTCTTGGCACAGGCGATTCGCAGACATTTCTTGATCTTACCTTAGGAGCTACAGGCGAGGCTTCAACAACGTTAGGATTTTTAAGCACAAATACCGGAACCAATATTATTAACTTCGGCGATTCCGATTCCGCAACAATAGGGGCTTTTAAATATGACCATACTGCGGATCAGCTCAGTTTAACTGTAGAAGGAACAGAGGCCTTTACCTGGAATGTTAATGAGTCCGTTTTGGGGCCAAATGAATTTAGGATAACAAATTCCACCTTAGATAGTATTGCAAGGGTTAGCCTTAATGCGAATAGTTTAGACTATTTCATTCAGACGAATGAGGATCAAGGACGATTTGAAATCCTATCATCCGGTGCGTCTACTCCTGAATTTCAAATACAAGATTCTACTGGTGCTATTGGGATTAATGGCGGACCAAGCGCTGACACAGTCTTTCAGGTAAATAGCACGACTAAGGGGTCCCGTCTAAATAATATGACGACAGCCCAACGAATTGCGATTTCTTCACCAGGTGAGGGCTTAATCGTTTATGACACGACCTTAGATACTTTAATGGTCTATGACGGTGCAACGTGGAATCCGTCTCATTCTGATAATTACCAAGGGTCAGTTACAAATGTCGGATTAAATGATACCAAAATAGCACAAAAAGAAATGTTTGACGCTGCTTTTCCGATGCTTAAAGCCGGAAAAATATATGCGCTTGGGGTTACCTTGAATGACCCAAGGACGGCAGGAACCTGTACGGTCCAAGTTCTAGTAAATGGTGTAGCAAAAACCGCCGGTGGAGAAACGATTGTCATTGATGCGACTAATACCACTGCCCAAACGGCCGTCTTATCTTCGCCAATCAGCTTTTCAGCAAAAGACGTGATTAAGGTTCAGACCGTAACATCTGGCTTTAATCCGGTAGCGAGTGATGCTCAGATAACCGTATGGACTATATAGGAGAGACATAATGATTAATTTAAAAGAAAATGAGGTTTATTCAGGAGATATCACGGGTGATGAGACGTTTGATTTGAAATATATTACTAAGGCCAAATTATGTCTGACCCGGAAAAACACAACATTAGCAACGCTGACGTTTCAAAACATTGCCGATGATACAAAGATTGAATTAATAATCGAAAAAAATTCAGCTTCAACTGCCGGCACAGAATTTGACACAGGATCGGTTCGCCTTGAAGGTGGCGCACAGCCTACGTTAACGTCAACGGATACATACTTGGATGTCTTTTATTTGTATGGATATGGCGGAAAATTGGTTGCTATACATATGAATGACAGCGAGATTAATTGATAATTTGATAAATAAAAAGTCAAATTAAATATTTAAGAGGGAGACACATTTATGCAAAATATTAAGCAGGGAGAGTTTTTGCCGAAAGATTTAAAGTTTGGTTTTAAGGCGCATACAAAATTATTATCAGGAGCTAAAAAGGTTTCGGATGCAGTCGGGTCTACCATGGGCCCTGAAGGAAAAGTTGCTATTTTTGGAGATCATGTATGGACCGTTTGGCCGATGGCGACTAAAGACGGTGTAACCGTGGCCCAACAAATAATCCTAGAAGATAAGTTTGAAAAGATAGGTGCCGATTTAATTAGACAAGCGGCCACAGCTCAGGTTCACGAATCAGGTGACGGCACGACACTCACAACTATTTTAGCCTATGAATTATTCAAAGAGGGCCTTAATTCTTTAAATAAGAGCATTTCTCGATCAGAACTTGTAAAGGGATTCAAAAAGTGTGAGGTGATGATTAACGAGCAAATAATCGACCAATCAATCGAATGTGACACTGAACAGTCTTTGATAAAGATAGCGGCGATTGCTTGTAATGGGGATAAGGAGCTTGGTCAAATGATTGGCTCTGCCGTTCATAAAGTAGGTGAATGGGGTCTTGTCGGACAAGAAAAAAGTAAAACAAGTGAAACAACATTAGAATTTTCACAAGGGTTTCAATGGGATAGAGGTATAGTTTCCGGTTCATTTATGAATAAAGATGGGTTCTTTGGGTCTGAGAACTGTAAAGTTCTAGTAACCGATCATTGCTTTAAGTTTGGCCATGAAATAGAAGCGGTGATTAATAAAGGATTGGTTGAGCGGAATAAACGTTTAACGTTAGTCGTTATTTCTCCTGAAATATCTGAAGAAGCGCTTAAAGGAATTGCGAAAGGATGTGAAGAATACAAAGCCAAAAAAGAAAAAAATATTCCCTATATCGTATGGATACCTGCTAAAGGAAATTTAGGGGATAGCGAGCAAAAACATTTTCTTAAAAATGCGGCGGCCATTACAAATGCGAAACTAATTTCGGAAGAAATGGGTCTTGATATTCGTAACCTTAAGCCTGAAATGCTGGGTCTTGCCGACAAAATTATTTCAACGCCGCCTAAAAGTATTATTCAGCAAACTAAGGCCGATTACTCCGAAAGATTAAAGGAATTAAAAATTGAACTTGACCGTGCAGGTGATGATTACGATACGAAAATTTTAACAGAAGCGATTGCACAGCTAGAGTCTAAGTTGGCTGTTATCAAGGTGGGCGGAGCTAATGAATCTGAGATCAAAGAAAAGATGGATCGAATTGACGATGCGATTAAAGCAAGTAGAGCCGCCCAAGAAGAAGGCATTGTAGAAGGCGGCGGCGTTTTTCTTTTGAAACTTAAAAGAGCTTTGAGTCAGAAAAGCTTAAGTTCTGCCGGACAAAATATGGCTAAGCAAATTATAGAAAATGCGCTTGAGGAACCTATAAGGCGCATTATTGAAAATTCAGGACAAAAAAGTGAATTAATTGTGGCGAAATTATTGGATGATGAAATCAAAGGGTATGATATTTATAACTTAAATGATCCGGCAAAATTAAAAAATAACATGATGGATTTAAATATCATAGATCCGGCTTAAGTCATTAGAACCGCAATTAAAAATTCTATTAGTGTTGCCGTTATTATGCTGAATTCCAATGTGATCGGCGTTCCGGTTGAGAGTAAAGATGCCTAAATTCGGTAGAAAATCGAAGGCATTACTAAAAAGTCTCCACCCTGATCTCAGAAATGTGCTTAATGAAGCTATTTTGAAACACGATTTTTCAGTTATTTGTACGGTTAGAAGTAAAGAAGATCAGGACAAAGCCTTCAAAGATGGATTTTCCAAGTTGAAATGGCCTTTCGGAAAGCATAACATTAAAAATGAAGATGAATATTCCTTAGCAGTCGATATTGTTCCATATCCGGCACCTAAAAATAGTGAGGAATGGGTATCTCCTGAATTTGCCTATCAGTTCTGTTACTTGGCAGGGAGAATTATGACTGTAGCAGACTATATGGGAATTCCAGTTAGGTGGGGCGGGGATTGGAATGGAGATACTAAGTTTAATGAAAGTTTTATTGATATGGGACATTTTGAATTAAATTATACGGAGAATAAAAATGGCAACGATTGATAATCAGTTAATTAAAGAAAACGAACAAGATTCAGAAGACGTTAAAAAATATAAAGAGGCCACCGCCTTTGATGCTCACCAAGTAGGTATTGAGGGCCGATTTGAGACAGGGACCATGGCCATTGATGAGGGGCTGGCTAAAAAGGCTATCTTGTCTGTAAGCGAAAGAATTGAGGCTACTAAAGAGTATACCGAGGCTAGAATAGATCGAATAGATCGAAACTATAAAGCCTATATGACTAAAGACTTTGATCCGGACTCCGAAACGGAATTGACTTTGCCTGAAACGACAATCTCAGTTGAGGATTGGGTAGATGATTTGTATTTGGTTTTTCATAACCTAGAAGAAACAATTGACCTTGAAGATAATTCTCAAAATGTGAAAAAGACATTCGCTCAAGTGCTTAAGGTAGATGCTGATGAAGGCGATTTGGAACAGGGCCTTTTTGCAAGAATTTTGGGATTCATTAGAGAGAGGCCCACTTCGGATCAGCTTGCAGAAAAAGGAAAAATAAATTTTATCGAGTATCTGAAAAGGCTTTATGGATTCTTTGTTAAAGAAGAAGACACCTATTTTTTTAGAAAAGGGGATGTCATTAAAGAGTTTTTAAAGTTTGGCATTAACCGATCTGAATTTAAAAATGTAAATCAAAAGGGAGAAGAAGCGCTAAATTCTTTTTTAACAATGGGTCTAATCTCAGGTCATTTCTGCTATAAGGAAGTGTGGGGGTCCAAACGAAAATTTAAACTCAATCGGCATCAAACAACGGATTCTAAAAAAGGGAAAACGTCGTTAGGTACTTTTCAATACACACTTGATGATGAAGAGGTGTATCAATTTATTCCTCAAGACACCAGAAATTTAATTTTTAGACAGGATCGAATTGACTGGGTGATTGAGAAAATTGACACCAAGTTTTCAACCCTTATGACTATGACCGTGGATGCCAAAGGTAAAGTCAAAGATAATGCGATGTTTGATGTTGAAAGACTTAAAAAAATAGCCGAGAAAATCAAAGAAGTGCCGAAAACCCAAGATGATAAAGCCAATCAAAATATTTTAAACGCTCAATCGACCGATATTAATATGGATGAAATTATGGAACTTGAAGGGGATGTGACTGTTTTTGAGGGACATCATATTCCATTGAAACTTAAAGATAGAGTGGCCATGTGTATTATTACTTTGGTCCAAATAGGAGGAGATGAAAGCGCAGAATACTTCCCGATACGAATTCAAGAAACCCCTTATTTTGAACTTCCTTATAAATTCACAAACTTTTTTGAGGATAAAGCAGATGTAGCCGGAATGGGATTGCCTCACTTAGTAGAGGTTATCCAAGAACAGCTTAATACATTAATTGCGTTTAGCCATGACATGATGAACATGGCGGTATGGGGAATTCTAGCGATAGATGAAGATGTCCTTGAGGATCCGACACAGCTTGATAACATCACGCCTAAAGTTCCTATTAAAGTCAAAAATATGGCCGGTAAATCGGTTAGAGATATCATTAATTGGTATACGCCACCTATTGAAATTATAAATTTTGTGCAACCCATGATTGAACAGCTTCGAGATGTGCTTAACCGATTGTCCCGTAAAGGATCAACCGGACAGAAAATTTCACCTAATCCCAGTGCAACTGAGGCAAGTAACATTATTTCGGAATCGGAAAAATCAGTGAATCGACTGGCGCTTAGACTCAATGGATTATTCGAGAAAATGGTAACCAATATGTATGTCTATTACATGCTAAATCGTGAAGAATCCATGAAGATTAATGTTACGGCCCAGCGTTTGGTTGATCCTAATGAAGCCAAAGAAGTCCAGCCTGAAATCAATAGTTCTATTATATCCGAGGTCGAAAAAAGCATTGAAATTACCCCTGAAGATATTTTTATAGACGGCCTTAATTTTAAAGTTTCGGCAGTGGAAACCGCAGACAAGCAAGCCGTTGAGCGTCAACAGGCCATGCAATCATTAAATCTATTATTGCCTTTAGCAACTGATCCGGCTACAGGAGGAGAAAAAATATATATCGATCAAAACGGAACCCAGCATACAATGGATACATTTAAACTAATTTCGGAAGTATCGAATACGCTGGGCCTTGGCACATTTTGGAAGAAGCCAACACAACAACAGCAGCCCGCCCCGACTCCTCTGTCTCCCCAGGGAAGGGGCGGGCCAGAAGGCGTTCCTAGTATATCAACTCCCCAATTATCTGCCAGTCCTAACGAGGCCGATATTTTAGCAGGGGTCCAGCAAGTATGAGGTCATTTTTAAAATCAGATCTTGAAGTTTTGAGGTCTCGATTGGATACGATTCAAGAAAGTGAATTTAACGATTTAATGAAGTTAAGGCTCTTTGATGCCAATGACGAAAAAATTTCAGATTCTTATTTCAGAAATCAAGTAAAAGTATTTATTGAAGCTAAAAAACTATCCACAAAAATTCTTCATAAATTAATTAAAGAAGCCAAGGAGGACTAAATGGCAGAAGAAACAAATACCCAATCCCAAGAAGAGGAAACAAAAGCGGAGGATTCCCAGGAGGAAACCGAAAGTGAGGATAATGAGGATGTCGATTGGAAAGAAAAATTTGAGCAAACTAAAGCGGCGCAGGAAAAAATAGCTTCAGATTATAAAGAACTTGAGGCAAGCAAAAATCGTTCGGATCGTGCATTTTCTAGTGTGGTCACCGAATTATCTAAAACAGGAACAGGATATTTAGATAATGAAACCGGCAAAATAGTTATCAAGCAAAATGCGCCGGAAAAAGAAAAAGGGCTTATAGAGAAAATAGATGAAAAAATCCAAGCCCTTAAATCTAAACGGGATAGCGGCGATATTGACGATGATGATTACGTTGAGCATTTAACGGATCTTAAAAGTCAAAAAAATGCCGAGCTTACTGCCGAGCGTATTTTAAAAGAGCAGCAGGAAGCCCAGCAAAAACAGACGCTTCAGGAGCGCAATACTGCGTATAGAGACATTTTATCTAAAGAGTTTTCCGAATGGGAAAATCCTAATTCCCAGCTCAGAAAAGAAATGGAAACGATTTTTGAAACGAATCCATCTTTGTGGTCGGGTGCGAATGGGAATGATATTGGTGAGATTTTAAAGCTTGCTCAAACAGCTCAGTCTAGCTTAAAGGCACAGGGGAAAATTATGGAAACTGAAAAACAGGCCCGTAAAAATGAGCGTCAATCTACATTTGGAACTATGAACGCAGGGCCTTATCAAAGTGATAATAATGCTAAATCTGTCTTTAATGATTCCGATAAAAAAATAATGGTCGATACCGGAATGAGTAAAAAAGAAATCGAGAAGTTCACTAAAATGAATTCACACTTATTAGAACATAATTACCAAACCGGGATGCCGTCTATAGCGGTGCCGATGGATTAAAGGAGTTATCAATGGATATTAACAAAGCCGTTAAAGAAAAACTTGTAATCACTAAAAATGGTGTTTATTATGTAAAATATGAGGGAAAGTTTGTTGAATTAGGCGATACCCTTAATAAGGCAAAAGTCAAATTTAACATCTTAGATTCTTCTAAGCTGGAAAAAATCTCGGCAAGCGAAAGCCCCCAGATTAAACCTGTTAAAAAAGAATCAGAAGCCCCGCAGAAAAAAGACTCGGCAACCTCAAAAGAGGCCCCAGCTCAAGAGCCGGTAACTTCACAAAAACCCAAAGATATTGAAGACTTGCTTGGAAATATCCATGACTTTGAAGTGTCTACAAATGCACTCGGAGAATTGGCAGTCTTTATTGACGGTGTTGACCAAAATCAATACCGCCATGAAAAGGTTTTAGATTGTCCCGCAATATTCTACTGGCAACTAAAGACCATGAATATTGATAATGGTGACGGCTGGAAAAACCAAGGCTGGACAGTTGTAAGCAAAGTTCTTCATAAGGACTTGATTGATAAATATAACATCACGTGGGCCAGGGACGATTCTCCCAATGAGAATTTTGTCACGGCAGGCGAGTTGGTTTTATGTGTCATGAAACGTAGCCAATACTTTGCCCGGAAAGAAGAAGAACGGGCAAGAAAAGGCGATCTTAGGTATTTAAAGACGATGAATAATCGTCAGGAGTTTGCAAGCCGACAAGGAATGGAAACCGATCCTGACCGATTAATCTCAGGCTATCAAAGTCAAAATACCGCCGGACGCCAGGAATTGTCTAAACAAGTTTCAGATCGAGAAGGTCCCCAAGCGGCCAAGGAAGCTATTGCTAAGTTGGATCAAATTCAGAATTTAAGTGGTACAGAACTTGCTAAGGCCACTGATGAATATATGAAAAAACAAGGAATGGCAGTTCAAGGCTACTAAAAACTAAATAGAATTAAAAAAGGTTACAGGGGAGACGTAATTAGCGTCTCCCCTTTTTTTTTGCCAAAGGAGGTTATTTAAATGGCAAACACAGATTCTAAGAAAAGTTTCCAAGTTAGAAGCGACCGGAAATGGTACACCAAAAAAATTGAGGTTGTTGCTAACTATACGGGACAAAATGGTGACGTTGTTTACCAAGATGCTAATTCTAGAGGAACACAAACTCAAGGAAAGATCATAGGAATTCAAAAGGGCGGTATTGAAGATGTTTCAATTCCAGGTCAAACCGTAACGACTGCGGCATTAGGCGATAAAATTATTGTCTACTATGAGCCTGACCTTCAATTCACTGGTCAAATTTCAACAGGTGCGATTACCGATGAAGCGACAACTTCCGTGAAAACGGCAGCGTTTGATATTGATTCTTCTACACCGGGCCAGCATTTCGTTGATGCAGCATCCTCTACAGATGATGAAATCAGAGTTGTTGAAGACTGGTTTGAAGATGATGGAGAGCCTTCTGAAGCAGGAGCTAACCAGAAAAAAGTCTTCATGTTCCAATCTGACGCTCATTATCTAGGTACTGGATAATCACAATTTTTAATATAAAAGGAGGAAACTAAAAATGTCAGCACCAATTTTTTCAACCGATTTGACCAAGTCCGTCATTGAGTTAGATCGTAATTTAAAAATCAAGACGGGGTCCGTATTGCAGATTTTCGACAAGGAATATCCGCAGATTATCGACAAACAGACCACTGATCTGAGAACCGATAAAATGATGAGATATGAAGGTAATGGAGCCGCACCTGAGAAAACTGAAGGTGATTCTGCTGCTCTTACCAGTCTTAGAGAATCTCATGTAGACCAAGGAACTCAAACGACATATGCACACGATATGCCGATTACTTGGGAAGTCCGGATGTTTGCCGTTAAAAACGCAAAGATCGTTAATCAGATGGGTGAATACCAAGGCCGTTCTGGAATTCTTCGCTATGAGTTCACTTCTGCTGCTGTTATTAATAATGGAACCTCAACTTCATTTCTTGGAGGAGACGGGAAACCTTATTTTGCGGCAGATCACTTTTTCAAAGTTAACCCAGGTGTTACCTATTCCAATCTTTTAAGTGCTGCGGCACTATCGAAAACCAGTTTGCAAAATGACCTTATCGTCATTGCTCAAGCCAAAATGGAAAACGATATTCCCGGCATGTTAAAAGCGATGAAGGTTCATATTGGCACAGAAAATATTTTTGCGATTGCGGAAATATTAAAGTCTACCCTGGACCCGGAAACAGCCAATAACACCTACAACGCTATTCAAGATGTTGGGTTGGTCAAAAACTTGAACCATTACTTCACAGACACTAATTCCTATGTGATTGATACTCAAGTTAAAACCAGAACGCTTCTTGAAGCTGCAGCCCCTCAAATTAGCTCTTATATAGATCCTAAAAATAGGAATCTTGTTGAGCAGTTGATTTTGAGTATTGGAACGGTTTTCCATGATTACATTGGAAGCTATTTCAACGCTGGCTCATAGGAGGAATACCAATGACATCATTTACAAGATTCGATGGAATTTCTCTAGCCGAAACCAGAAGCTTAACGATTGCTTCCGGTGTAATTGATGTATCTCAAGCAGGATCGAATGTGGTGGTGGATACTGAATCTGCCGCCGCTTCCGATGATTTGGATACCATCAATTTAAGCCCAACTCCAAGTTCAGTTCCGGTTGAAGGAGCCATTATAGTTCTTCAAGCGGCTAATTCGGCACGAACGGTTGTCGCAAAAGACGGAACTGGAAATTTGGTTTTAGCAGGCGATTTTTCTCTTGATAACGTAGAAGATAGGCTTGTTTTAATGAGGACAGGATCTAACTTCGTGGAGTTAAGCAGATCCAATAACGGTGCGTAAATGAGTACGCATGCTCGTTTTCGTGAGCTTGTCAGGATTGGCCCGGTAATTCAAGGAAGTTATTCGGGCCAGTTCTTCCACAAAAAAGATATGCGTCCTGATGGAAAAGGGGGATTTTTGGCCAAGAAATTCATAATCCGAAATGAATTTCAACGGTCACGATTTAGAGAAGGTCCAGGTTGGCAAAGAGGTCCACAAGGAGGATAAATTATGGCGGCCCCAACATTACCTCATACTATTACCCCTAACACGGTCAATGATGCCGTTCAGGTTCAAGAAAATTTTGATGCGCTTCTTGATGCCATTACGGATGGCAATTCCGATTTAACGATTAATGATCTTACGGCTAATGATATTACGGCGAACGATGTTAATGCGAGTACAGGCGCAATAAAAACGGCTGGTACGAATAGGATTGATAATTCAGGAAATATTGTAAACGGGGGAACAGCTACATTTTCAGGTAATGTTACGACTTCTGCTGGAAATTTTGATGCGACTTCGGGAACTTATAAAATTGGGGGAACAGATGTCATTGATGCCACAAGAAAGGTTTTTGCTAATTCATTGGAACTGGATTCGGATTCAACCATTCAAGGTGGAAGAGTTTTAGATCGGATAGATTTTTCTTTTAAATCAGGAATTACCTTAACTACTGTTTATCAAGGATTTGCGGAACAAGAAAATGGTCCTCCTGCGGCTCTAATTTGGCCAAAGTCTTTTTTGGGTGGCGCAGTTTATTTGCGAGTTGATTATACAGGCACAGGCGTAGTTGGATTAACAATGGACTTCAAAATTGAAGACGTAGTTGGGGCTACAACTATATTTGAAAAATTAGGGATATCTGTAGGAAATCCTTCGACTAATGAAATACAAAGATTTTTTCTTTTAGTTGATTCTGGAAATGATACCGATTTAGACCTGACAACAACTGATCTTAAACATATCAATGCAACAAGCTCAAATGATTGGCAATTTGAGGCTAGGACTTCAGCTAATCAAAGTATTGAAATTAAAAAAATTGAATTTATCAGGATAACCTAAAATGACTTTAGTATTAAATGATACCTACAAACTTTTTAATAATATTATTCGAGGTAAACAGGAAAATGAAGATATTGATAGGAAAGTTCGTGCTTTAAATGAGGGTAGCAAGCATTTACTTCAACGCTCATTAGAGCTTGGAAAAAAGCCCTTGGACTTACTTAAAGACCCCATAGATGTCGTGACAACTATAAATACAAATGTCGTTAGTTTACCTACTGATTTTGTTTCTTTGGAAGATCTCTGGATTAAAGACGGATCAGGAGCTTATAAGCCGTTTCCCAATCAAAATATTGTTAATTTTAAAGAATTAAAGCTAAGAAAATTTACTGACTTTTTTAATACCGATGATACGGGAGAGCCACTCTTAGCGGCCGTTAGAGGCAAACAGCTTTATTTTGACCGTCATTTTTCGGCCAATGGAACTGATGATATTAGGCTTGATTATTTTAAACTTCCTGATGAAATTATTGCTACGGATAAGCTAAATATTACCAGTGTTGTGGGAACCTTTGTAGTGGGAGAAACGGTAACTGGCGGAACTTCAACGGCAACGGGAACAATTCAAACCGTAGATCCTACATTTTTAGAAGTGTTGACCTCTAGACGAAACGGAATCTTTGCAGCCGGTGAAACGCTTACCGGCAGCCCTTCTGGGGCTACGGCAACACAGGTGGGAGCCATGGTTGAAAAGCCACAAACACTTGAATGGTCGAATGATTATTCGTTGCTTCTAGCAACAGCAGCATCTTCTCTTTATTTTTATATTATTGGTTCATCAGAAGCACAAGAAAAATCCCAAATTTTAGATGCACTTATCAATGAAAAATCAAGTATTACGCCTAGCGGTCATTTCAGATTCAGGATTAATCGCTGATGGTTTTTGTAAGCGGAAAAGAACGTACAGCAGTCAAAACTCAGCCTATAAAGAATTTTTTAGGGTTAAATAAAACGTCCAATATCCTAGATCAGCCCTTAGGACAATTAGTCATTAATAAAAATTTGGAATATTTTCAATCAGGAAGCCGTGTTTTTTTAAGAACCAAAAGAGGCAGCACGTTACTTAAAGATATCACCGATAGAGCAAGAGGAGCTGGAAATTATTTTTATAATCTCACTGATAATTTTTTAGTTTGGGTAGATGTAAATGGGAATTTAAAAGTCTTAAATGAAACGACCGATGTGATAAGTACGCTTACAACAGGACTTACTACTGGAATCCAAAATCACTTTGTCATGTATGGCGCACAGACCAGTTCAGCGCTTTATATTGCCAATAATACGGATGGTGTTAGGAAAGTCTCCGGTGCCGTTCCTGCTCATGCTACCATAACCGCTCCCAATTTAAATTCAATGGCGTTTAGCACACTTGGAGGCCGGATGTTTGGGGCCAATAAACATACGATTTATTGGAGTGAAATTCAGATTGATCCATTGATTTTAACCAATTTAGAGAATTGGGCGATTGGGACTAATAATACCGAAGTATCACCTGATGATGGAACCGGATTTGTCGCTCAAATAGAGCTAAGTTCAGCTATGTTCTATTTCAAGGATACCGGGATATGGGCGCATTTGAATATCGATCAATCGCCGACCGATTGGTTCTTTCCAAAAATGAATTCTGATGTGGGAACTAGATCACCAAAAACGGTTAAGGCTGTTAAGTATGGAGATCAAACCGGGATTATTTTCTTAGCAAGTGATAAGACGCTACGCTTTTTTACGGCTAATGTTATTCGTAATGCCGGGAAACTTCCCAGTGTGAATAGAAGTGATGCGCTTCAAATTTCATTTCCGATTCAGGATGAACTCGATAACATTTCCGATGCAGCACTAGATGAATGTTCCGCTGTTTATCACGACCGGTATTATATTTTAAATATTCCTGGAAAAGATGAAACAACTTTAACCAAAACATTTGTGGTGGATACGGCTAAGCTATTGCAGCTTCAGCCCGGAGAAGAAGCGCCTCAGCCTTTTATTTTTGAATCTGAGAATATGAATTATACCGATATGCTGGTAAGGCGGTCTAATAATAAGCTATTCGGGTTTCATAAAGATGGATATATCAATGAGCTTTTTGTTGATGATACGTTTACTGAGGAAGTTCCAACTCGAATAGATGCTACCGGCAAGCTGGCGATTGAATATGAAGCATTTACAGGATGGTTTCAGTTTTCGGAAAGGCAAATGGACCTTTTATATGCTTATTTCAACTGGAATTCGTTGGCTAATACCATTAATTCTTTGGATGTTTTTGTAAATTCTTTTGTGTTAGGAGCCGATATACCTGAATTTTCTGATGGATTCTCGCAATCAATCCAGCCTAACTCAGATTCTCAAACTTTTTGGAACCAAACGCTCTGGAATCAATCTATCTGGAACGCACTAGATACTTTTGTTTCTCAAAATGTGTCTCTTCAAGGAAGAGGACATTATTTTTTATTTGGTTTTAAACAAACGGTAAAAGATAAACCCGTTTCCGTATTTGGATTTGAACCGATTTTTAGAGTGAACCGGGAAGATCCATTGGGAAGAAGATTTTAAGGAGGAATTAACAATGGCATTTGGAAATCAAGCAGCAGTTAGAGAAGATGAAAGAACGCAAACTCCATTTTTTAGAGGAGCACGACAAGCTACACAAAGAGAAGTTAATGTAGCAAGGGCAAAAGAATTCAGACCGGAAATCACAAGAGGGGTTCAGCCCACATTACCACCTGGACAACCAGGAGCGCCACCTAGAGAAACAACAGCGCCAACCCTTGATGATTTTGTTCAACAAGCCCAGCGTCTAGGAGAACAGCGGATTAGAGCGCAAGCCGGACTTTTAAGAGAGAACGTAGAAGAAACAGGAGAAGCGTTAGCTAGTAAGTTGTTCGGCCAAAATATAGGGGCCAGAGGCGGCTTAGGGGAGAGAGTCATTGGAGAAACCCTTGAGCGTCAGGCTAGAAGGCTTGAGCCTACTGCCGTAGCGGTAGGAACTCAAATAGGTCAAACAGCTCTTCAAGAGCAAATAAGACGGGACAATGAAAGAAGATCTAATTTGTTTAGCCTTGTTAGAGGAGGACAGCTTAGAGGTGAGGAGGCCGAGAGTATTCTACAAGAACAGGGTATTCAAGATGTGACGAACTTCTTAACCGATCCACAGCAAGCACTAGAGATTTTTGCGGCGTCACGAGGTATGTCTCCTGAGCAAGCACTTCAAACAAGAGCATTAACCGGACAAACATTAATTGAGGATATCACTGCTAATCCTGAGCGATATGCCGGATTAGCGCCGGACCCTGAAGTTCTTCAGCAAAGAGAAGAAGAAATTGCACAGGCGGGAGCGCCTAAAGGAGGTAAGGTGCTTTGTACCGAGCTTCATGCTCAAGGGCTTTTATCTGATGAAATATATGAGGCGGATTCCGAATATGCGAAAAGAATTCATCACTATGTGATTTCAGGATATCACTTCTGGGCAAAACCATTGGTTAGGCTTATGCAAAAATCCAAACTAGCTACCTCAATCGTAAAGCCGATTATCATGGCTTGGGCCTATGAAATGGCTTATAAAATGGATGTGACTGATAAACCAAATTATTTTGGCAAAGTCTTAGAAGCGATTGGAATTCCCATTTGTTATGCCATTGGGTTTATTTTAGATAAAAGGAGGACGAGGCTATGTCATTCGGGGCCGCACTAGAACGATTTGATCCTCAAGCATTAGGCCAAGAATTTGGAAGACGTGAAGAAGAGTTTGCGAAACGATTCGGGGCTGCTAGATCAAAGCAATTAGCAGAGGAAGCAAAGTCAGGATTTAATCCGCTTAATGCGCTTTTAGCTGGTGTTGCAGGATTGGCTACAGGTGGTTTGGGCGGAGCGGCTATAGGGGCGGCTACAGCGCCTAGAGGAAGAGCATTTAGACCTGTTCAGGCAGGATTAGGAGGGGCAACCGTTGGAGGAACTGCGGGAAGATTATTTGGAGGTCAGCCTACATCAGAAGCATTACCACCCGGAACGATTGAAGAAGTGCCCGGAGCGGCACGTCCCACTCCTGCATTGGAAACCGTTTCAAGAGCGGCTGAAGGTTTTGATTTTGGGAAATTAGGAAAAGATTTTGGCGGGGCAGTAAAGACATTAACATCGCCTGAAAATCTAGGGAAAACGGCGCAAATTTTAGGAGCGATAACAAGTCCTGAAACATTGCCTCAAGCCATTTCAAATATTGCGACTATTGAGGCCACTCAAAGAAAAGAAAAAGTGGCGGTTAGAGAAAAGCGTGAGGCTAGAGAAGAGAAGCGTTTAGCAAAAGAAGAAAAGAGATTATCCAAAGAATCTCTTGCAGTTTTTACTTCTCAGGTTGGAGGAGCTAAAAATCTAAGAGATTTAAATGAAGTTGAAGATACTATTTTTACCGATCCTGCACTTTCGGCAGCTGATAAAAATTTGGCCTTAACAAAAGTTAATTCAAGAAGACGTCAGCTTGAAGTAGACGCAAAAAGAAAAGGGAAAGCAGATCCGGTAAGTAAGGCCATTGCCAATAAAGCAATCGCTAATATGCAGGAATTTAAGGCCGATTTAAGAAGAACTCCTGAAATAAACACAGAACAGAATCGTTTAAATATTTTGGCATTAAGAAGACAAGTCATAAATTCCAATATTTCAGAATCCGAAAAAGCTAGGGTTTTAAAATTAACTGCTGAAGTTCTTAGGGATATGACGTTTGATTAAAAATGACTTTAGCACAACCACAACAAAGAAATCGTAGATCTGAAAATTTAATTGAAGATACGCTTGATCTTTTTCAATTTGAAATTCCGGAAGAAAAACCTGTTGTTGCTGAAGTAGAACCTACCGGTAAAATCATAAGGACCGGGGAAGAACTTATTTTTGATACCCGTGCTTTATTTGGAGTCACCGAAGAAGCTGTTTCTCCTTTGGCTCAACCTGTTGTACCAAAAGGAATCGAAGATGAAGATGAATTTTTAAGAGGTTTTGCGAGACCAGCAGAGGCGGTTCCCGGAGAAGAGCCAATAGTTCCTTCTACCTTTGACCGATTTTTAACGGGTGCTGGGAAAGCGGTTAGAGAAGCAACGGGATTAGGCCGTAAAGAAGAGCGTGGCGCAAGATTATTAAAAGCGATTGCGAAAGCACCAGTTGATTTAACGAGGCAAGCGGCTAGTTTTTTAGAAACTTTTCAGGATGATGAAACTACTCTTTTAAGAGGTGTTGGCACACCTGAAGGCTCTCTTTTGGGTAATGCGACAAGGATTATAGCACCCAAAATAGGACGTTTTATAAATCAAAAAACGGAATCTTTATCGAAAAAATTAGAAATTGAAGATCCCGCATTTACTGAAAAATTAGCTGGCGCAGGAGCTTCTACTCTTTTTTTCTTCACTCCTGGTCTTGGTACCATGAACGCAGCTTTAATGGCACGTGCTACGCCAAGAATAGCTGCTTTAATAGGAGCTAGTACATCCGGTGTATTGGAAGCTGCTGTGGAATCAGGAGGGACTTATGAACGATCACTGCAAAAAGGGCGTCCTATTGAGCAAGCTAGAAAAGATGCGGCTAAAGTTTTTTATACCAATATTCCTGTTAATACGATTTTAAATAGGTTTATTTTTACTAGAATTCCAGAAGGAAGAAAACTTAAAAGTGTTATTGGAAATATGAGTGCAGAAGGTAGTCAGGAGGCCATTCAGCAATTAATCGCAAATACAGCGGTCGATGATCCAGCTTTGGCAGGGGTAGGAGAATCCGCATTAATTGGAAGTTTAGTTGGAGGGGGCGTGACAGTCGCAGGAATAGCTGTACAACCTCGACCAATGGTTGAAGAATTTGAAATTCCGCCAAGAGGTTTTACACGAGACTTTCCAGGTGAACCATCACCTGAAGCCCCTCCTCGTCCTGGACAGTTGCCTTTTCCCCGTGCATTGCCTGCTCCTGAACCACCAATCGAATTGCCAGGAGAAGTTGCTTCTATTCCAACTCCTACCGGTCCACCTATTAGACTTCCTGGAGCTATTGGACTTCCCCCAGTAACAGGCCGTCCTCCTGTTATTGGAAGACCGGCTCCTACTACTGAAGAGGCCATTGAACTACCAGCTAGAGTTGAACTTCAAAGACAACAAGAACTAGAAGAAAGACAAAGATTAATTGAAGAACAAATAGCAAAGGAGGTGGAACGTGAACCAGTTAGAGAACCAGCAATTCCGAGGGAAGAAAAAGCGGAAGAAGTCAGGCCGGCCGAAGAGCGGGTCAGGGATTTACAAGTAGAAGGAATACCTGAATTTCGGACAACTGAGGAAGCGGTTTCTTTTGGGAAAACGGCAACGGAGGGACAACTTCAGACTTTGGAAACTGAAAGAGACCGCTTAGATACTGATATTAGTACTCAGGTTAAAGCTAGGAATATACAAGAAGCGATTAATTTATCAGCACGATCACAGCTTATTAGAGAAGCTATTGAGAGTAAGCGTGGAGATATTTTATTGCCTGAAACAAAAATTCCTAAAGGCGAATTGGGTAGAATTACTTCTCAAATACAGGAAGAACAATCTAATAATCCGTTTCGGATTTTAAAAGACTTTTTGGGGAGGAGTAGAGTTTTTGTTCCCGAAGAAAACCGTTCTGAGTGGCGAGAGATTTCAAAAACGGTCGGACTTAATTTCAATTTTATTTTTAAACCTCAACCAGGAATTTTAGAAATAGATTCGGTTGCTAGTGAGATTGGTTTTGAGGGTGAAGTAGATCTTCTAAATCGTCTTAGAGATGTAAAAGCACCACTAAGTCAAGCAGAAATTAGAAATGAAGCTAAATTAAGATTTGAGGAAGAGGTCGCTGAAGGTAGGCGATTTAAACGTGAGGCGTTAATCGAAACACTATCTGAAAAAGAAATTGGCGAATTACTTGATCCAAATGAATTTAATGCTTTAATGGACCAAATTAATGACCCTAAAAATCCTGAGTTTATAGAATCACATACCAGAGAGGAGCTACAAGATGCCATCCAAGAAATCCGTAAGCGTACTAAGAGAGTTGTTGAGGTTGAAGCGGAAAGACCGGCTGCAAAGCCAGCAAAGCCGCCAGCAGAAGCCAGAGAAGAAAGGGTAAAACAAAAAAGAATACGAGATGAGCTGGATTCTCCCGATGATTTTGCTACACCGGAGACCAATGCCCAAAAGGGATTTATTCGAGTTGCCACTGAAAAGGCTAAGGATCGGATAAGTTTTAGGCCATTTACTAATTTCATTAGAAAATATTTCACCAAAGAAGGCAACTTTCCTAAAGAAGTTTTTAGATCTTTGGAAAAAAGAAAAGGAGCTTTGAACCGCCGCCTTTTTGAAATTGATGTTTTACTAAAAGAATTTCGTAAAGTCACGAAAGGTAGGAGAACTCCTAAAGAACGGTTTCAACATGATGCATTTTTAAAAGGGGAGCCTATTGAAGGAGAATTATCACAAGATGTTGAGTCTGTTCTTTCTTCGATGCGTGCGCATACAGATGGAACAAGTTTGGAGTTAAGGGAATCTGGAGCCGTTCAGGGAGAATTAAAAGCAATAATTTCTGAAAACTTAGGATTTTGGTTGCATCGTAGCTATCGAATTTTTGATGATCCTAAATGGGCTAATCGAGTTCCTGTTCATATTCGTAGTGAAGCTAAAGCTCTTGTGAGAGATGAGTATAAAAAAGATATTCTTAATGATAAAGGAGAAAAAATAGGTGAACGTCAGCTTACTGAAAATGAGCTTGAAGCCGTTATAGAAGAGCTTTTATTTAAAGGTGAAAATGCCAATACGCCAATTTCGATTATGGCAAGTGGATCTAAAATTGGATCTAAAGCTCTTGGAATTCTTAAAAAAAGAAAAAGAATTCCAAAAGAAATACGGGCGCTTTGGGGTGAATATAAAGAAGCCGATGTTAACTATGCTAAATCAGTTGAAAAAATGGCGGCGTTAATTGAAAATCATAAGTTTTTAACTGAGATTAAGGACAAAGGAATGGGAAATTTTTTCTTTACGGAAGCCACTGTTGTTGGCGATCAAAAGTTTGTAAAGCAAATTGCGGCTGAGGGAAGCAAAGTTTTTGAGCCTCTTAATGGTATTTATACAACAAAAGAAATAGCAGAAGCTTTTGAAAATCATAATCGAGTAAATAATTCTTGGATGCTTCAGGTCTATATGAAAATCAATGGTCTTGTTAAGTTCAATAAAACGGTTGGTAGTCATGTTACTCATTTAAGAAACTTCTTTTCAAATACTGGTTTTGCTGTAGCACAGGGTCATTGGAGAGTAGGTAAATTTAAAGATGCGGCTAAGGCAACTTCTGCAGAACTATTAAGAAAATCCGATTCTGAATACCTGGATTACATTAAACGCTTAAAAGAACTTGGGGTTTTAGGTGAAGCGGTTGCGGCCGGTGAAATAAAAGATGTTATTGCCGATGCTGCTGGAAGCGATTTTGATTCATTCTTTGATAGAAACGATAAAAATATATTTAAAAAAGTAGGGAGTATTGCGGTTAACTTGTATCAGGCTGAGGATGGATTCTGGAAAATATTTGCGTTTGAAAATGAAAAAGCAAGATATGGTAAAGCGTTACCGAAATTTTCAGAAAATCAAATTGAAAAAATTTCAGCAGAGATTGTAAAAAGTACCTATCCTGATTATTCAAGAGTTCCTGAAGCGATAAAGCTTTTAAGAAGGTTTCCTTTTGCAGGAACTTTTGTAAGCTTTCCTTGGGAGGTTATGCGGACTTCAACAAATACAATTAATCTTATTAATAAAGAGGTAAAAAATCCTAAGCTAAGAAAAATAGGAGTACAGCGTTTAATTGGCGCAATATTTGCAGCGACATTAATTCCTTCTTTGGTAGCAACATTAAATCATATTCTTGGCGTATCAGATGATGACGATGAAAATTTGAGAGAATTTGTGGCGCCTTGGACTAAAAACTCCAATATTGCTTGGATATCTAAAAACGGCCTTAAGTATAGCTATGTGGATTTTTCTTATACGGATCCTCATGCTTATTTAAGAAAACCTCTTATCGCCTTTTTAAGAGGTGAAAATTGGCAATCTAAAGTATATGAATCAGGCGTTGAGGCTATGACTCCATTTTTCAGTGAAGAGATTTTAGCCCAGGCTTTAATTGATGTAAGGCGAAATAAAACCAAGCGGGGAACAAGAGTCTATAACCCTCAAGATTCGCTTGACGATAGAATGAATGACATCATGGGACATGTCTGGAAAGGTGTTGAGCCTGGGACAATTACTTCCATGAGAAGATTGCATAAATCATTTGAACCTGAAAAAACTACCGTGTTCGGTCGTCGTTATGATCCCAAAATCGAGGCAGTGGCGAATATCACGCCTTTTAGAGTTTCACAACTTGAACTTCCCATTTCTTTTCGATTTAGAGCGGGTGATTTTAGAAGGGCTTTGAATGATGCTAGAAGGGCTGGTAAGCGTGAAGAGATTGAGCCTAAGCGTGTGGCCATCGCCAAAACTTTCATTGAATTTCAGCGTGTTGTTAATGCGGCCAGGGCATTAGGGATGCCGGAGACTCAAATTAAATCCATTCTTAAAGATGTCAATATTTCAGCTAAGGATGCGAAATTTATGTTAAACGGCAGATTGGATCTTGCCATTAAAAGAAATGTCGAAAGTGTAGAGGAATCTCTTGAGCGAAGAATAAAAAAAGTAAGAAAAAAGAGGGGGCAGTGATATATTTAAAATAGGGCTTTTAAATTTGAAAAATTCATTGAAGAAACAAAGGAGGAAAACAAATGAAAATTAAGTTAA